TTATCGTCTGCGTCTGAATTTATTTATCGCCCAAGTCAATAACATAAGTCCAAGCGATATACCAATTATCATTTCTAATATACCGCCTTGTCCGAAATCGTCAAATAAATTTGTTGATACCGCCCCGATATTACTAATTAAATCTGTTTTATTTAATGAACCGCTAAAAGTGGGTGGCGGGATTACAATAGAGAACATAGGTACGCTATCCACATAATAGAACTCACCCTCTAATCGTAAAACAATAACAAAAATTTGTTGAATATCGGAAAAACACATTATATGAATGGTTTCGTAAGAGTCAACGGGTAAGTTAAAAACTTTTGATACGCCCGCAATTAAAGCACTTCCGCTAAATTCGTCTGAAACTTCATATTCAGTCGGTAAAGCGTTAGGAATAAAATGGCTTATCGCAACTTTATATCTACTCTGTGAGCAGTCCGAAATCGTTGGCACATCTCTTTGAACATTTATAGTAATTGGGTTTTCTAAATCGCCTGAACCTGCGGGAACTCTTGAATAACTATTGGCTAACACAAAATTTGTCGGTTGTAATAGTAAAACTCCGAATAAAGCGAATACTCCTAATTTACATATAATACACTTCATTTTTTTATAGCGTTTATTAAAATTCCAATAACTAAAACTCCTAATAATATCCCAATTATTAAAGCGGTATAATCGCCCAAGTCCGAAATAATACTACCTGCGTTGGCGGTAATGTTGGCGTTAAAATCAGTCGGTAAAGAAATTAAAGCAAGTTTAGTCATTTTTATCTCTAAATTTATCTATTGCCCAAGACAATAAAAATAATCCCAAAAATATACCTATGATTAAGGTTGCCACTGGCGTTAAATCGCTGATAATATCGCTGGCTTGCGTGCCGACATTAGTCGTAAAGTCCGTTGGTACTGATATAAAATTTAACATAAGAGTTTTTTAATTCTCTCGGCAAGGGACGGGGCAACTCAACCGCATATACCAAGCGGGAATAACGCCTGTAAGGTATTTACGCCCCCTGCCAAAAGAACTAAACGGCTTATCGCCTGCGTCCGCCTCGTCTGCCTCTGAACTTGTTGATACTCCACGAAAGCAGAGCCAAACCAAGCCCGATACCGACTACGACATACGCAACGGGCAACATATCGGTAAATATGCTACCGCTAGTCGTTGACACTTGTGCGACTAGGTCTGTCGGAACTGAAATAAATGTGAACATAGAGGTAAGGTATTGTAATTATTTTTATACAAAAGTGGAACGACCTTTAAGCGATAAGGCGATAACAGATAACGGCTTATATCCAAAATACGGAAAGCGTTTCTGTATTCGCCTTATGGCTTAAACTTAAACCACTCATAAACAATTATAGCAAAGGTCAAAAACATTACAAGGGACATAATCCAAAAGATATAATCCCCGCCAAAAATCCATATAGTCGTAAATATGTTGCTAAAATCGGTCATATCTCTCTTTTTTTATTCGGTTAATAAATCTGCCTAAAAGCAAGACAATGATAATAACTGCCCAAAACGCTATAAATAAGGGAATAAACAATTCTATGGTCATACAAATCTTTTAATTAAATTAAACAAATTGAGAAATATCAACACTATCAATGCTAAAATAATCGCTAAATCGCCTGCTGTAAGGGTAGAAGTAATGTCTAATGATGTAGAACTCAACTTATCTGTTAAAAATGAACTGGAAACGATATTAAAGGGTAAATATGATACCGAAATGAAAGCACTATCTCCCGTTCCCGTCTTTTCTGCCTTAAAAGTACCTTGACATAAATAATTTAAGAGGTCTAATGAATAATCCCGAACTCCGTAATTATGGGCAATGGTCTTTTGTCCGCACATTATCATTGTTTCTGATTGCGAACCCGACTGCTGTATTCTTATGGCTTGAATTGTAATAGGGTTTTCGGCTGTGGCTTCATAAAAAGTGTATTCGCCTACGCCTGTTATTTGTGTTTGGTCTGAAATAGTATATGGGTTAAAAAAAGCATTAACGGGAATTGCCCCTGCCATAAAGGGGAATATCGTAATAAATAAGGTTATTACTAATTTACTTTTAATAAAAGCGACTTTTTGTGGATAACTCGGAAATTTTAACATATTATACCATTTTTATTAACCTTTTGTCAATAATTCGTTTCTTATACATATAATTTTTTAATATGTTCCTTAATAAGATTATTAAGAATTACCTATTAAAAAATAATACATACTCTCCCAATTATCGCATAAATGGCTGATAAACTGGGGGACACGGAAATTGTTGATAACTTTTAACCTAACTCTACTCTTAATACTCTATAAATTGACTTTGCTTGAAACTTCTCGTCCTTTTTATAGTATTTTGTACTTCTATGAATTAAGCCCGCTAAAAATAATTTTTTTAACGCTCTCTGTGTAGTCATTATACTTAAATTTGTAATTTTTGATAAATGTTGACAACTCGTCCAAATATAAATACTACCTTTTTCTTGTAATAGCCCGCATAAAGCCCAAAAAACTTTTAATTCGTTGCCTGTAAGCAACATTAAATCCTTCGTTAATTGATAATCTATGTATAATCCGCTATACTTCTCTACTTTCATAATTCATTATATCATACCACTGGACTTTACCTCTGGGTTGTCCTGTGGATAAGGGGGTCTGGGGGACTTCGTCCTCTTATTATTTCAAAAATGAAACTATCTCATAGGTATCGTACCAACTATAAATCTTTTTTATGTCTTTTAACACTAATTGCCTGCCTAACTCGTCTGATAAAAATTTAAAAACGCTATTCCTAATCATTTCGCCTTTTTTCTCGCACATTATTAAATAATCGCATATATTTCTAATTCTTTTATCAACTTGACTGATATGTTGTGTCGTGAACATTACCAGTAAGCCCTTTTTTCTCGTTTGTAATAAAAAATGAGTACGCTTTGCGGTATTACTCCATAAACGGCTGTCAAAAGTAATATGTAATTCGTCTAATAATACTATGCCGTGCGTTATTCTTGTCAATTCGTCCCAACTCTTTATTTGTGTCGCCCAGTCCGTTTTATAGTTAGTATAAACGGGGGTATCTGTCTTATATCCAAAATATCTGCCCCAAAAGGTCATTGATAAGGTCTTACCACTACCTAAACTGCCCGTGAAACCAATAAACATTTTATGTAAATATATTTTTCGTGTCTTTTAACACTAAAATTTGTACACTCGTTATGATAATAAAGCCATTTATTTAATCGCTTTGCGTCTGTCTTTGTAATATGAGTTCCGTTTTTAACTCTCAACTCTCGTCTTTTATGTTCGTAAATCATATAAATCTCTTTAACTTTTTATTATATCTTTTACCGCCTCGCTTGTTAAAGCGGGGATATTTTTGATTATATCTTTGCCTTTTTTTTATATTTGTTTGTGTTTGTTTTTTACCAGTCATTATTTAGTTGTATTGATATTAAACCTAAATTGACTAATGAATTTGCGTAATGAAATCGCCCCTAATGCCTGTATTATCAATTCGCCCGACTTATTATGATGTTTTATTTCTAAATACTTATCCGCAACCATACTAATAAGGGGATTATCAAAAGAGTATAACCATAGTATTGACTTTATCTGTTGTGCGTTTAGTTGTAAAGTGTGTTTTTCAACAACTTTTAAAAGGTCATCATCTGAAAACGAACTTGATCCGAATATATCGGTAAATTCTTTTTCTAAATTCTTATTTTCTGTATTATCCGAATTGTATTCTTTTTCTAAATCGGGCATAAAATTCTATATTTAATTTATGATAAGGGCAAGTAGCGATAATCGTCTTATTTCTTTCGTTTATGTTTTTTAAAACAAAATTTACTACTTTATGCGGACAACCAAAATATAATTCGTCAATATCTCCGTGTGTAATTCCGCCATTAAATAATCCTCTGACATCTTCAAAAATAAAAACTTTTGTCGTCATTTCGTGAATATAAAAAATAAATTAACCAATAACAATACGCCTAATCCGACACTATTGCCAATAGTTAAAATACGGGTTAGTCGTGTATCCTCTGCGTCCGTAAATAAACTCTCCAAAACGAGTTTATATTGCTTAACCTGTCTTTCAATTTCTAATTTATCGTTGGTATCTTGCGGATTAACCAGTTTATCGTTTTCCATAACAATATAAAGACCTCAACGCCCAAGAATACGCCTATTACGGCTAATATCGTTGAAACGGGGAGAACTTGATTAACATTTGCTAAATACTCGCCTGCCTTTGTAAAAGCGGTAGTTATATTACTATCTAATACTACATCATTTAAAATTAAAATCGGGGTCAATATCAACCTTATAGCCCCGTATAAAATTGTAAGTATTGCCGTTAAAATCAT